GTGGCGGTGTCCTCGGCAGATACGATGCCCTTGTTATCACGCTTGGCATCCAGAAACTTCTTGGCAGCATCCCATGCGGCAGCACGCTTTTCGCGCAGTTCCAGAATCTTGTTCATAATAAAATCCTCCTGTTAGTGAGCGATGACGCTCAGTCTTTTTTCGAGTTGGTCAGCGGGTGTACCCGGCACGGCGGGCTTCGGGGGCATGAGTTTGGAGAGCAGCGAGTTGGTCACAGCGGCACGGGAAAACATCATAGCCGGGAGAGCCTCCTCGTCCTTCTGCTCCGGGTCGGGGTCAGAGAACAGCACTTTATCTGCAAAGCCCAATTCCACCGCCTTGGTGGCGTTGAACCAGGACTCGGCATCCATAAGGTGAGAAATCTTAGAACGGGACATCCCGGTCTTGATTTCGTAGGCGTTCATGATGGACTCCTTGACCTCGTCCAGCATGGAGATGGCTTTCTGCATTTCTGCGGTATCGCCAATCGCCACGGTGGCTGGGTTGTGAATCATCATCATGGCAACCGGGGACATCTGCACCTCCGTGCCAGCCATAGCGATGACCGAGGCGGCAGAAGCCGCAAGGCCATCAATCTTGACCGTCACATTGTGCGGGTAGTCCATCAGCATATTGTAGATTTGGGCTGCGGCGAAGCAGTCGCCGCCGGGGCTGTTGATCCACACGGAGATGTCGCCCTGGCACTGTTGCAATTCCTGCTTGAACAAGCCGGGGGTGACCTCATCGCCAAACCAGGTCTCATCGGATATTTGACCGTTGAGAACCAGTACGGACGGTTCACCTTCGTTGCGGACCCAATTCCAGAATTTCTGTTTCATTGAGTACCTCCTGTGTTTTCTTCGGGAGCCGGAGCCTGTCCGGCAAAGATGCCAGCATCGGCCAGCTTGGTCATGTTGCCGTTGATGAGATAAAGATCGCCGCCCTCTTCCGGGGCAATAGGGTTCAGATCTTCCATCTCACGGATGTCGTTGGCACTCATCCAGCCGTTCTGCCTTGCGGTGGCGTAGCCTGTCATGCGACTTTGGTAGTCGCCACGGAGCAGACCATCCACATTCAGCTTGATGAAATACTGTTTTTTCTCGTCCGGCAGAAGCAACGACCGAGCAAGGGCTTGCTCCCAGCGGATGACCCAGGGGTCAAGCGTGTATTTCACGAACTCCAAGGACTGCTGTTCGATGTTGGAGAAGCTGGACTTTTCCAGGTCACCGACCATGTGGGGCGGGATGCGATACAACCGAGCAATCTCGTTGATTTGGAATTTACGGGTTTCGAGGAACTGTGCCTCTTCCGGGGGAATACCGATTTGCTGGTATTTCATCCCTTCCTCAAGCACAGCAACCTTGTGGGCGTTGTTGCTGCCCTGATAGATGCTGTTCCAGGAATCGCGCACCTTGGCGGGGTCTTTCAGAACGCCGGGATGTTCAAGCACACCACCGGGATTTGCACCATTGGCAAAGAAGCTGGCCCCGTATTCCTCACAGGCGATGGTCATGCCCACAGCGTTGCGGGCCATTGCAATCGGCGAGTAACCCATAAGGCCATCGAATCCCAATCCGGGGATGTGCAGCACATCTTCACGCCGGAGCATGACCGTGCCGTATTCCTTGAAGTTGGGGTTCTCGTCCGAACTGCGGGTGTAAGCGTAGTAGATTTCTCCGCTTTTGTCCCGGTAGACGGTCATCTTGTTCGGGAGCAGCGGGTAAAGCGCAACAACCCGTCCTGCACCATCCCGAATGATCTGCGCGTAAGCATTGCCCCAAATGAGCAAATGGCTCATAAGGGTTTCCCGGAACACAAAGGAAGTCATCTCGCTGTTTGGCTCATCGTGGAGGATGTGGTACAGCGGGTGGTCGAACACACGCTCCTTGCCAGCACCCTTGTAGCGGTAAACATGAAGCGGCAAGGACGCGATGGCTTCTGACAGAATGCGGACACAGCTATAAACTGCTGTGGTCTGCATGGCAGTAAACTCATTCACGCTCTTGCCGCTTGTGGTTGGGCCGAACAAAAAGGTGTAGTCGGAGCCTGTATAGTAGTCGGTGGGCTTGTCCCGCGCTTTACCGAACCGGGACAGAATGGGAATTTTCATGGCGTTACCTCCTGAAAAATGGCATGAAAAAAGCACCCACCCGGAATTGGGTGGATGCTTAAAGCAAAATGGCAATTATTTGTATTTCTGTGCTATCTTGTCGATGCTTGGCAAATAGCTGTGGATGCGCTCATAATACCGAACATGAGCTGCGACCGCCTCTGCGGCCTTTTGCTGTGCCTGTCGCCCGAAGTCCTCTCCGATGTGAATGAGAAAGTATTCGGTTGCTGCCATGTTCATGGTGCGCTTGTATTCTTGCCCCGCCAGCATATATTGCAAATTGTTGATGTAGTCACCAGCAGAGCCGGGGTCCATGCCAGTCTGGTGATATACTTCGGCTCTGGCATCAATGCCAGCCATTTCCTTGCGGTAGACTTTGATGCCATATTCATAAGCACAGCTTATCATGCTGTTTGAAATTTTCATGGTATTACGCCTCCTTTTCCATCATAGTAACACGGAAAGGTGCGTATGGGAAGTTGATTCTTTGCCGTCAAACACTGTTACTGACGAGGAGCGGTTAAAGATAATTTTAACCACCCAGCGTCAAACACGGCTGCATATCAGAAAGCAAGGATTCCTCGCTGGTCGTAAACGCTGGTGGTATCGCCGCCGTTGCGGATGCAGCGGTCAAGCCCCATGATGAGAGCCACGATGCCGTCAATCTTCTCTACTGATTTTGCCTTGGTGGGCTTGATGTTTCCGGCGGGGTCTTGCTCCATGACAACATTCTGCGCCATCCATTTCAGCACGGGGTTGCCACCGTGATTGATGCTGCCCTCCATCAACAACTTATACAGTTCCTTGGACGGCGGAGACATATCTTTGAAGCCCTGGCCGAATGGCACCATGAGGAAACCCATGTCCTCAAGGTTCTGCACCATCTGCGTGGCGTTCCAACGGTCATAGGCGATTTCTTTGATGTGGTAGGTTTCGCCGAGTTGCTCGATGAACTTCTCAATAAAACCGTAGTGGATGACATTGCCCTCAGTGGTTTGGATGAAGCCCTGCCGTTCCCACACATCATAGAGAACATGGTCACGGCGGCATCGCAGTTCCAGCGTTTCCTCCGGCAACCAAAAGAACGGAAGAACGATGTACTTCTCATCTTCTGTCCTGGGCGGGAACACCAATACCAGCGCTGTAATATCGGAAGTGGACGAAAGGTCGAGTCCGGCATAGCAGTCCCTGCCTGCCAACGAAGGAATGTCAATGGGCAGATTACCTCGCTCGTAGATATGCTCTGGAATCCACACCACGGTGGAGTTCGTCCAGATATTGAGGCGTAGCTGCTTGAACACATTTTCTTCGGCGGGGTTTTCGAGGGCGTTTTTATATGCCTCCCGAACACGGTCAATGGCGATGGTGTGTCCGAGGGACGGATTGGCTTTGTACCAGTTCGCTTCCTCGTTCCAGTCATCGGCATCGGTCAGCCCATATACGACCGGGTAAAAAGACACATCCTTTTTCCGACCCGCCATGATATCCAGGGCTTTGGTGTGCAGTTCATAGCAGATGGACTGTTTGTCCGTGCCGGCCGTGGTGATGATGAAGAACAACGGCTGTTCACGGGCATCGCCGGAGCCTTTGGTCAGAACATCGTAAAGGCGGCGGTTCGGCTGTGCGTGGATCTCATCGAAAACAAGCCCAGACACATTCAAGCCGTGCTTGGTACCCGTTTCTGCGGAAAGCACCTGGTAGAATCCGGCATTGCTGTAGTTGACGATGCGCTTGGTGGCGGCGGTGATTTTCGACCTCTTGTTCAGAGCGGGGGACATTAGAACATCTGCTTGGCAACATCAAAAACGATGGATGCCTGGTTGCGGTCACAGGCGGCACCATAAACTTCGGCGCTGGCCTCTCCATCGGCGTAAAGCAGATACAGCGCAATCGCCGCAGCCAGTTCCGACTTGCCCTGCTTCTTGGGGATTTCCACATAGGCGGTGAGGAACTGCCGCTTGCCGTTGGCCTTGACGATGCCGAAGATGTCCCGCACGATTTGCTCCTGCCAGGGCAACAGCAAGAACTTCTTGCCAGCCCATTTGCCCTTGGTGTGGCAGAGGTTTTGAATGAATGCAACCGCCCGGTCGGCCTTGGCCTTGTCGTAATGGGAGGTCGGCAGCATGAACGGTGACGATTTGTACTGGTATGCCATTACTCATCACCACCACCCAGCAACTGCTCCATTTCGTCAGCCGGGTCGGGCGCGCCATCACCGCCAACGATGCGGCTCCGGGCAGAGGGAGTAAGCCCGAACTGCTCACAGAACTTCAGCATGATTTTCTGATTGGTTTGGGCGATGCTGACCTGGGGAACCTGTTGCAGATAGCCGTTGGGGGTGCGGACCATCGTGCCATGCTGGGTGATGAACTCTTCGGCTTCCTTCCAGCGGGCGTAGGCTTGGCAGTACCCTGCAAAAGCCGCCATATCCATTTCGGTCAGAAGCCCCAACTGTTCGAGGATTTTGCCCATGCGCTTCCACTCTTTTTTTGCTTCGTCCTCAAGCCACCCAGGGCAGCGGGGGGCTTTCTTGCCAGGGGACGGCTCATTGGGATTCAGCGGGCGACCGCCAGGGTTGCCTTCCAGCACCTTGAGCGCAGTCGGCTTCGGCTTTCTTCCTCTCTGTGCCATATCCCACACCTCCTCTCAATGAAAAATGGGCAACAAAAAAAGACCCCGAAAGGTCTTGTGTACGAGAAACAGCCCCCAGCGAGGGGCCGCTTCTGTGGGAATGTGTGTTAGTTGTACTTCTTCAAAAGGTGGGCGTAGACCGCCTTAGCGCCTTTGTCGGTGGGGCGGACATCCCAACCCCTGTCATAGTTAGCGAGGGCTTTATGGTCTTTAGAAATCCACAGCTTGGAAATGCGACCCTCGTTGATGCCGAACTCACTGCCTTCCTCGAAGTGCTTGATTTGAAAATCGTAGCCGTTAATCGTTCCTTTTGTCCACATGGTTTGTACCTTCCTTTCTTTTGTTATACACATATTCGCTCTAAAACCACTATTTATCCAGTCATTTCAGAGGAATAAATGTACCAAAGATACGGAAATGGAACTGTGTAAATCACAGCAGCTTGGAGAAGCGGTCAACGCCCGGAATAAGGTTCAGCGACCCGCCTGTGTCCCAGGCAACAAGGATGTCGCCGATGTCGTCCACGCCCCGCACGGTGCCTTGTGCCCCGCTTGGCGGGGCCTGCGGGTCGTCCATCTCAATCAGCACGATGCGGGTGCCAGCGGGAAAGCTGGTGCGAAGCTGCTCCAAGGGAATGTCAGCCATAGTAACCAACCTCCTTCAGCATCTTCCGTGCCAGCTTTTTGCCCACGCTGTCAGCCAGGGCGTTTTCCAGCACCTTTGAGTTAAAGCCAAAGCGGTAATAGCCCTCAAGGCAAATATCGTAGTAGTGCAGAGTGGGCATACCAAGTGGCCGCTCCTCATGCATGATATACACGATGGCATCGGCCTGGATGACTTCCGAATCCGAAAGCAACGAATGGATGCTAACAGGTAGAAGCCGTTTGTAGTAGAAGCTGGGGCAACCCTCGTAGCGGTCAAGGTTTCGCTCGTCCCGCTCGGAGATTTTCCAAACCAGCACGGGGACGGTGCATCCTGCTTTGGGTTCGATGGTGAGGTAGCTGCCTGACTGGCTTCCCTTGAACAGAAGCTGATAGTCGGGAATGTCGGCGGTGCCAACATACACCGCATCGGGACACCGCTGTGCCATTTGCCCCATCGACAGGTTGCTACCGTAGGCAAGGTAGTATTTTTCTTTCATGCTGAACCATCCTTTCTGAAGGAAAGACCCTTCTACCACCTAAAGACCGCCGAAGCGGTCTAAAGGGGGCCTGCGGCTAATTCCTTCAAGCGGCGCGCCCGAAGCGGAATGCTGTGTCGCCGTCAAGGTTGCGGGTGAGAATGTCCCGTGCTGTGGCAAATTCCTCGCCAATGAAGCCCAGGCGAAGGAGCCAAGTCCGCATGGCGTATTTGGGGTTCTCGACCTGAGGCTGTTTCGGGCTTGCCTTGGAGGAGGTTTTTGCCATTTGGCTCAAGGCGAGGCAAAGCTGAATGTAGCTTTTCAACTCCCCAGCGTGAAGTCCGCCCTTGCGGTCGCCGTTGGGGTTGGCGAATTGGAAGCAGCGGAATTCAACAGTGCCGTGGGTGAAGCAAGCGTGGTAGTTGAGCATATGGTAGCGGCTGTTGTTGTAATGCTCGTTTCTGCGGTAGTCGGCGTTTTGGCTTTCGTACCATACATCCGAAAGGGCGCGCATGGTGGTGGGCTTTCTGCGGTTGAGGGTTTCGAGGAACCGCTGGTCTACCGTGCGGCAGTACCGTGCGATGCGGCCCTGGTCGAGGCGCATTGCGGAAATCAAAAGGTTCTCGTGGCTTGCCATGATGTTGGCGAGGTTCCGCAGGGTCTTGGGGGTGTGGTCGCCCAAGCCGATGTGGATGTGGACTCCGCACATATGGGCGGGGTCGCTTTTCGCCCCAGCGTGGCGAAGCTGGCGGATGATTTCCTGCAAGTCCTCGATGTCGCTGTAGTGCAGGATGGGGGTTCCCATCTCGGTCTTTTCGGTGTCGCAAGCTGCCTGGATGCTGACATCCCGTGTGATTTTCCATGTCCGCCCCTGCGTGTCTTTGCAGGACCAGGAATCGTAGGAACCGTAGTCGTGGCTGACGGTGTTCTCGGTGTGGAAGTAGGCTGCGATGGCTTTGCAAGCGTTCTGGCGGGTGATGTTATACATCTCAACCTCGACCCCGATGGTCTGGTTTTTCATGGCGGCGATTTGGTTGGTAGTCTTTTCGTTCATAATATGTGCTTCCTTTCGGCGTTTGTTTTCCCTTTCGGTAGTCACATATTCGCACTAAAAGCACATATTATCCAGTCAATTCGCAGCTATAAAGTACACAATCA